GAAGATGAACACACTCCCTTGCCGGGCCTAAATATATAGGCATCGTAAAACTTGAATTTACAGGAGCAATAGTATCTATCTCATTCCCGTAATCTAAGTACTCCGGAAGGACCGTGTTACTCGCGTTCTGTTTTAAATATTTCGTTAGTCTCTCAGCATACCATTCGGCCCTTACCCGGTATTTATTTGAAAGATCAATCAAATCACTCATGGAAGGATTCTCAGTTGAGTCTCCAACTTTTCTTATGACTCCTTTATTCCAGTATTGAAAAGAGATAACTTCAGGTAACCCGGATAAAACATAATATAAAAGCGGATCAATTATGTAATCATCCAAAAGGGTTTTATAATCCCCGAAAGTTGTTCCGGAAACATTAATATCATTTATGATTTTATTGTAAAGATTCGTCCCGAGAATAGGATGGATGTACATATCCTGAGCCGTCTTTATCTCTGGAAATAAAAGCTTATCGTCTATATTTCCATGAATAGTAGTACGATCTTTTAAAATATCAGTACTGATCAAAAGGACGTTTAAACTCATGTTCTTTTCTTTATAACGATGTTACTCACCCACCTGTGCCGGCACTCTTCTTTATCTCCCCAAAAACCGCCTTTACGATCCCACACAGAAAAACCAACCCTTTGGGAAATGCTTTCAATTTCGCCTCTTGTATAAAGCCTGTCGAGTTCGATTAATCTGATACAAAAAGGACGTGAAGTTTTTATCAGCGGTTCTAAACCCGGTTTTGGTTCATAGGAATATCTTATGAAAACGTCAGCAGTTTCCGGTGGAGGCCGTTTATCAATTTGTTCAGGATTAATAGCGTGTTCAATAATCGTGTCCGGGCCTATTCTTTCAATAGATTCAGTAAGAACACCCGCTTGCTTTAAAACTTCAATCCTTCCTCTCACATAAGCAACAGACTCATGTATTGTTTTAGCAATCACTTCCGGGGTTATTCTTTTGTCCTTCCCGATTAGATTTACAATGTCGCTGTCGTTCTGTTTTAAGTCTTTAAAAAGCTGCTCTTCGTGCCCTGACATCGTTTCTATAACACCGTTAAAAGTTTGCTTCTGTTTTAAAATGACATATTCACTTTTCGGCTTCCCAATTGCAGAGAACATTTCCGCAACCTCATCTTCACTTTCTATCCGGGCGAAGTTTAAGAAAGTGGAAATTTCATTGTCATTCAAACCAAGTCCAGAACGAAGCATTGTCTCAGCCATTGGCTTGGTAATCCTTCCGCTTTTGTACTTCCGGATTATTCTTTCAATCCCCTGGCTTTGCCTTCCTGTAAGGTTTTTCAGATTCTCGTTTATGTAAGCCGCTGCAGGAGTTCCGGAAACATTCGTATCTGGATAGTCCAAAGGATCAATACCAAGTTTTTCTAAAATCCACTCCCTCGGAAGTATCTCTTTAAAATCAATCGGTTCTAAAATCACTCCTACCGGATCGACAGGCTGAAGTTTTTGATTAGGTTGAACTCCCATGAAAGGAGCTAAGTAATTAATAACCTCCTCAAAAGCCTCCTGTTTTGCGTTTATGTACGTGTTTTTAAAGATTTCATAAGAAGCAATTATTTCTGATCTTCCCCCTAATTGTCCCTCAGTTTTAATCCCGAAAAGCATCGGCGAAGTAACCTGATGGCCTGAGAATATTTCACCCTGAACCGTCTTGTTTAAAATCTCAAAGAGCTTATCTAAGTCAGTAGTTGAAAGATCAGCCACCTGTGGCTCTTTAGCCTCTTGTCGGTTAAAGGCAAGCATCGTTTTTCCGGCATTTCCAGAACCGATGAATTTATTGGTCCACTTTGCTTCAAGTTTCTTCTGCTCTTCCTGAGTTGGTACACCGTCGAAAAAGCTTATCAGCTTGCCGGAAAACTGCCCGTTTTTCATTATCGACAGATTATAGATGGAAATCTCCACATCCGTTTCGATGTCATTTAAAGCCCCGAAATAACCCGGAAGAGGGTATGTCTTACAACCAGGTCTGTACTCCCGATAACAGAATAATTGCGCCCCTGTCTTATTTTCTGGATCGAAAGCGGGAATATATTGCGGTTCTACTTTTTTGTGTTTCTTCCAATCCCATTCCTTGCAGTAGAAATACCCGGGTTTGTCTTTTGACTTCCTTATGTCCTCAAATGGAATATGAGTTACAGAAGCCTTCCCACCCATCTTCCAGACAAACTGAAGGTAGAAGCCGCCGTAAAGCTCAATGTCAATAACGGCTTTTTTAGAGACTTTCTTTAAAGTTTCACCGCCGTCATTAATTACCGGATTATCCTGAAAACCATTGCCTATGATGTAAAACGCTTTACCGTTTACTATCGCGTTGTGATTAGAGGATTTGTCGTATAAGTAAAGAAGATGCTTCGGGAAAAGGTTATCTTCTCCGAATAAGATCCAGTCTTTATTCCGCAGCTCTTTGAATTGAGGGACAGAATTATCTGCGAAGTTTAAAAAGATAACGTTGGGTATGTGCTTATTCTCTTCCATTCGTAGGGATTGGTTCTTTATTTTCAACTGGCTGTAATTGCTTTTTAAGAGCAGCAATCTCTTTATCCTTCTCTGTAATAGCCTTTCCTGCCGCCTGAAGTGCTAAAGTCAGATTGGCCTTTATTTCTAAAAGCCGGTTTACTTCCTCAGAATAAGACTTTGCGATTGCGTTTATTTGATCTTGTGTTATCATATAACTATTTTTACTATTCCTTCTCCTGCGGTATTTGTGAAATACAAATCGCCTGAAACTAAGCCACCCCCAGCAGCCGCAGCGTTATTGGCAAAATCTTGTAAATTGAAATTATGGTGATCTGCTGTATGGGTTATTGAATTGGCTTGGGCATCGCCTACTATAGTTACTTGGTTTGTGTCATCGTCGGCCTCTAGGTAAAATCTAACGTCGTTGCCCGATAAATTACCAACTACAGATAATATTGATCTTGCAGTACCGTCTGTTCCAAGTACCCTCACTTCATTATCACTCGAATTTATAGTTAAGTATGTCTCCGCTCCTGCAATGAATGTATGTGTATCTGCTGTATGAACTATTGATGAAACTCCGCTTTCGGCATGGGCTAATATTGACGCTAAGTCTGCGCCATTGAACTCTGCCCTCAATATAGCCTCCGCTATGGCAGCAGTCGTAGTTCCTTGAAAAAGGCCGCTATTACCGCCACCCGTTGCATTGATAGCCCTTAAATTAACCAATTCATTGTCTGTGGTTGGGTCAATGTTTAAAAACTGTGTCCCACCATTGGTAATAGAAAATGTATTCCCGTCCAAATCACCTTCTACACTACCCGTTGCTGTTCCTGTTCCTGTCTCCGGGAAAAGAGAATCGCCACTCCCGCCACTCGCCCCCACCCAATCCCCAACCACTCCCGCCTCGGCATTTCTTACCCAAAGCTTACCAGTATTGTTATTGATATAAAGGGAGTTTTCGGGAAATAAAGAAAGGTTAGTAACAAGAGCATCCCCGCCTGTGGGATCGCCCTCTCCAGCTATTACCCTCCCGTTTGTTTGTACAAATGCACTAGCCATTATCCTTCGTATTGTTTAAAAGTTGTCGTTCCTGTGTATTCCTCAAAAGCAAAAGAAGAGACAGGTAAAAGTTTCATAATCCCCCTCTCCACCATGTTCAGCCCCGCCGGATCAGTATTCGATGAACTTACCTGCTCATAGACTTTATAAATCCATTGCCCTATCGAACTCCCTGAAAAGACTGTCGCCGTATCAATCGTGAACTCATTGAACCTATCCTGAAAATCACTCTCATCTTCCAAAAACTGATAAATCTTATTTATGACTTCCCTGGTCGTCATGTGCGTAAACTGAAACAAATAATACCCATCATCTAACGTCCTTTTCTCGTTTAACGTAACGACGATCTTTTCAGCAGAATTTAAAAGAGAAAGAAGGATCATATTTTTAAATGTCAAAACTCTCAAACTGTCCGGATAAAAAAACCCCCCGATGGAAATCAGGGGGTTTTCAAACCAACATATTTTAGTCACTATGGAACTGTGAGAGTAGCAATTACCGCCGATTGAACCTCTTGCGCCGGACTTGGTTCTGCTCCTGTGAACGTCAAATCATACCCGTTTTTCTCTGCCAATGTCTTTCCGGTGCCTATTTTCCCTGTGTTCAAATCCATTCCGTTCGTCTCGCCGTAGTACCAGTACTTATCATTTCTGTCCTGAACAACCATTACAGTAAGAGCCTGGGCCAAAAGCTTAATCTCGTTTCGTATCGAAGCCTGCATCTTTCGAAGAGCAATATTAACCGTCTGAGCGTAAAAAACTGTTCCCGCTATTGCATCCCCTGTGATGTCCTCAAAAGCATCTGAAGTATCTCTGTACTGTTGGTACAAATAGAACCTTCCGTTATTCGCTTTTGAGATCGCTGAGATAACCCCGGCCGAAGCCGTTATTCCTGAGACGTTTGAGAAGTTGGCTATCCAGACATTCTTTACCCCGCCGGCATTGTCTTTACAATCAAGACTATAGCCTTGCGTGAGGGCGCAGGGAAAGCGGTAAAATACCGGGTTGAAATTTGTGTTCATTATTAAGTGTTACTGTATTCAACAATTTCTGAAGGAAAAGCAATCTGCCAACCTCTCTTGAACCGGAACGAGTATTTAACCGTTTCACCATCGGAACCATCCACCCACATCTTCGCTTGCTCATGTTCGTTTTCCATGTCAACTCCCAGGTACATATTCCTGTCCGGATCGAGAGCGAAAACAAAAGGATTATCTCCCGTGTTTGCACCTAACCCATCCAATCCGTGAACCGGGACAAGCATATGAACAGAACCTTCAACAGCAATTCCTTTCTGATCGGCACCCGCCGGGAAGTGATAAAGATTGTCGATAAACATTTTTTGACGGTACAATTCAGCTATGTCATACCCGGCAAATATTTTCGTGTTTGGATCTCCCTTCTGAGCTGCAGGAATAGCAGCGATAACATTC